GGAATAGAGTTAACTACTGAATCTAACTTAGATAACACGTTAGCTGAGGTTACTGAACCAGAGATAGCTCCTGTGTGAGAAGTTGGAGAAGTTGCTCCTGCTGCAATTACAGAAGTAGAAGAACTTAACGCTACTGATGCAGAGAATGCTGTTTGGAAACCACCGAATTGTCCGTTAGTTGCCGCAACACCTTGCCAAATAGAAGTTTCAGTTGATTGTGCTACGAATCCACCAACATAAGAGATTAAATAATCGTTGAAGTTAGCTGGGATTGTATCAAATGCTGAATAACCTAATTGTAATGCTTCCCAAGAATCTACGAACTCTTGCTTACATAAGCTCAAGTTAACTTGTAATTCTTTTGGTTCTAAAATTCTTTCAGTTAATGCTACTGAACCTGTTTGTGTGAAATCACAAGTTGCGTTAGAAACGATGTCTGCTAACTGAACTTTTTGGATTACACTCTTGTACTTTACATTCGGCATAATGGTAACATATCTGTTATCCAATGTCTTTGCAGAAAGTAAAGCTGCAGAAATATATTTTCCTGCGAACTCACCAGCGTATGTAGTTGTTACGCTAGGGTTTCCTGATACGAAATTTTGTTGTTTTCTCATTGTAAATGATTTAATAATTTTTTATTTATATAATTTAGATAAGAATGTACCTTGTGGGTTTTCTTCCTTATTTTTATTTTTTGGTTTTGCGAAAGAGAACTTTTGCTCTTCTACTGGTGCTCCATCTAACTTAGGAGTTTTATCTTCTTCCATCACATCTTCTTTCTGAGCGATTTCTTCGATAGCTTCCATCTTAGCGATTCTTTTTTCCATTTCTTCGATTCTGTAAGCCATATCTTCATACATCTTCTTCATATCGAATGGTGAACCTTCTTCGCCTGGTAATGGTTCAGCTTCTTCTTCAATTCCATCACCGCTAGGTAATTCTTCTGCTAACATAGATGAAGGTTTTAATCCTTTATCGTTTGATGCTGGAGATTTAGGGTCTGCTACTTTATTTACTTCAGGCTCCATAGTTGCAGAAGGAATAGGTTTTACTTGTTCTATTTCCAATTCTACATTTTCTCTTTCTGTGATAACACCATCTTTGGTAATTACTTTGAAAGGAACTTCGTTACCTTCTGTATCTCTTAATACTAACTCATGCTCACCATCTGGTGCAGGAGTTTTACTTCCATCTTCTGATATTACTTCAACAGGCTCACCCACATCAAATGTAGGGGATTCTACGATAGTACCATCTTTTAATCTTGCGTATGTCATTTCAATTTCTTCCTTCTTAGTAAGAGAAAGCATTGATACTATACGGTCTAATACTTGTTTTGAGTTCATAATAGTTTATTTTTTCTATTGTTTAATTATAATAACAAATTTTTTTATATTTGTATCAATTTTTTTTTAGTTTGTGAATGATGCTGATAGTATATTATAGATTGTAGTTACTTCTGTAGCACTTAAAGCTCTATTATATTGTAGAACTGCACCAATTCTACCAGTAAATGCATCTGTTGTTGAAGCATTTCTACCTGCTAATGTAAATTTGGTATTAGATGCATTTGAAGTGGTTGCAGTTGATGTTAATGTGTTTGAACGGGTAGAAACTGCTACTGAGCCAGATACACCATCAAAGTATAACTTACATGCTCCAGCGGTTTGTAACCCACCATCGTATGTAAATCCATTAAATCTAAATACAGATGTTTGGTAAGCATTAGTTGTTTCTAATAGTAATCTTCTTTGATTTCCACCTTCGTATCCTAACATATCATTACCAAAACGACCTTCTCCACCACCTGTGAAACCATTGTATTGTAATCCATATCCTGCGATTGGACTACCAACATAAGTTTCTTCTTTACATACTACCTGTCTCACACCACTTATTGTTCCAGTAGATGAAGGTTTATAGAATGTTAATAGTGTAATAGATGCAGTAGGATGAGCCCAATCTAAATGTGCATTATTACCTAATGCTGCATATTGGCTTCCGTTAAATGCAATTGAGTTGGAGCCAGTAAATGTACCACCACTCATCGTTAAGTGATACCCATTTGCACTTAAATCATACCACGTAGAACCACTTCCTGGATAAGAACTAGCAGTTGCCGCATTTACATAGAACTGCAATCCATCAGTTGGAATAGATGGTGGTGGTGGCCCAACCGATACCTGTTGTCTGAAACTAAATGGTGCAAATACTGCCATATTATATTAAATTTTTTATAGATGCTAAGAAAATGTTTGTAGAATCAAATGATACCAAAGTTATTATATCCACACCAGTACCAGATGATGCTGTATAAGCACTTCCACTAGCTTGCTTTACATACGATGGGAATAATACATTACCACTTCCAGTTGTATTTACCTTTATGTTTACTGTCTGACCAGGTCTTACAGGCTGAATGTTTAAGAATGTATTTGTACTTCCTGTCAATTGTAATTGCCAAAAATTATCCGCTGTTAAATCTACTGATGCAGTATTTGATGTTACAGTTGCATTTCTTACTTCACCATAAACACTACCACTAAATGATGCAGTAGCAATTACATTTAATGTGTTTGTTGTTGTGTTATTCTCTACCCATAATGAACCTGATGTATCCGCAGGTGAACCAGCTTCTGTACCACTAATAATTAAGTTTTTAGCGATAAGGTATCCATTGATTCTACCATTAGAAGATGTAATAGGTAAGTTAGAATAGAATGAGCCACTTCCTTGCGGTGTAGTTATTGCAAATGAGCCACTCAACATTGTAAATCCTGTCAATGCGTTATTGCCAGTATCTATTGTAATGTTTGTGAATGAACCAGTCGGTGCAATTCTCTGAGCTGAGTTAGAACCTAATCTAATCAATCCTGCTGCTAAAGATGCAGTACCACCTGCTAAAGTTGCTCCTGTTCCTGCTTGCAATGTTAATGTTGCAGATGCAGATTGTGCGTTTGCAACTATTGTTGAACCGTATGTTACTCTACCACCAGCTGAACCCGTAGCCCATTGTGAAAGTATTGTAGTATTCACAACTGAACCTGTCATCGCTGTTGATGTGTGTCTGTTTACACCTGTTGAGATTCTACTTAATAGAGTATCTCCGGTTGTATCACTACCACTAAGAGTTTGTAATCTTACTCCTGTCAAATCACCTGTCGCTCCAGCACCTAAACGAGTTATATCGATTTGTGATGGTACACCACTTTGTGTAGATTCAAATAAAGTATCTAATGTTGTTACTCCTACCGATAATGCAGGTGCTTCAACTTTAGCATTGAATGTTGAACCAGTAATGAATACTGAGCCAGTTATATTTTGTGTTCCTACAAAGTTATTACTTGCTGTTGTAGCGAAAGAACCAGTATTTACACTACCACCACCTCCATTCAATGCGAATGAAGCAGTGGTTGCAAATGATGCAGTACCTAAAAGGTTTCCTGTTATATTACCAGAAGATGATATAGCAGTTGTATTGATTTGTCCGTAGAATGTAGTACCTTGTGAACCGCCTGCTCCAAATAAAGCAACTGCGTTACCAGCATTATTCTGTATCTCTACTCCATTAACTGCGGGTGCCTGAACATGATGTGTTAATAAATCAAATCCTTGTTGTAAAGATATATTTCCACTTACTTCTATGTTACCACTAATAATTTGATTACCTCTAAATGTATTACTTCCTGTTGTAGCAAAAGAACCGGTATCAATTGTTGTAGAGTTAAGAGCGAAAGATGCTGTTACTGCGTATGAGGAACTTAATACACTCATTGAAGCCGTTTGTGCAGAAGTTATATAAGAAGATGTTGCACTATTAAGTGATTGTACCGATTGAGATACAGATGATGTAGTTGCATATCCAAATTCAGCTATCTGAGCCGATGATGATACAGTACCTGCTGGCACACTACCACCACTACCCGTTGCTACCGTAATAGGAAATGTACTACCATCTCCTTTTGTAAATGTGATTACATTATTTACAGCAGATGCAGTTAATAGTAATGAACCTGTATTAGTAGTACCTCCACTAGCAGTTATCGCATTTATTCTAGTATTAAAACTAGCACTATCTGAATTGTAAGAGATTTCATCCACCATAGAATCAATCATATCCTGATTAAATTCACGCAATAAAGTAGGTGTAATAAATCCTGTGTTATTGTTAGGAAAACTATTATTGTTCTCCGAAGTAAGGGCTGCCTTATTTAATTCCGCCATATTTTTATATTTTCTTTTATCCTAATATGTTAAAACCATTACTGAATCCACTACTAAATCCACCTAATGGTACAGTCGCAACTTGTGTTACACCTATACCTTGCTCCATAAGTGCTCCATTACAACATTTTCTGCTGTATGTTTTTCCGTCCAAACACATACATGCTCTTCTGCTGTTCTTTGGTGAACTCAATCCTCTAGTCGGTCCCAAATAGATACCGCTATTCTTTCTTTGATTCTGTGATTGTGATGGTGTTCCCATAATAGGTCTTTAATCTTAATAACAAAAAATTTACTATTTGTATCATTTGTTCTTTGCCATTGCTTCCTTATGTAAAAGGGTTTGAAGATAATTTACATCTGCATTATAGGCGAGATACAATAAACACTTCTCTAACGGCTCTGCCAATACGGCATCATACTTCATTATATCTCCTCCAGCAAGTTGGTGGATTGAAGAGTAAGCTTTCCACTTTTTGTTAAAATTGACATTATGTGCGGAGGTATCTCCACCTCCTGCTGATTCTCCAAATACTTCAGGATACCTTTCTGATAATCCTTTAGCAAACGAAAAAAAAAACTTAGTGCTCCAAAGTGGACAGACATATCTACATCTAAGAACTTATCTCCATCTATTACTGCATCATATCCTTTAATCTGATATGATTCTCCTACCTTCTTTGTAACTGGTCTATATAATATACTCATTACTTCCGCCCACTTCTCATCTATCTGTAAGGTTTCGTATCTACCTAAATCTACATACGCACCATACGCCATATTAGATAAGTTAGGTTCAAATCCATATTGTACATCACCTATCTTAATTATCCTTTGTAATGGCAAATCTGTGTTATTAAAGAAGTTGGTTAAATCCTTTTGAATGTTTGTGTATGTTTCTATATCTAATCTGTTAACATATTCCGCATTCATTCCACATAAATGGTGAAACAATGCTGCAATAATCGCTTCATCGTTATCCTTATACACTTCTAAATCTCTTTTTAATCTGAGATATTGTCTTAGTGTTACTGCTGACCATTTGGTAGGTACAATGATTTCTATTTCTTGCTTCATATTCTTAATTTAAGTTTATTATATCTTCTCTGCTTTCGCATTCTTTTAACTGTCTCCATAGTAATTTCTGCTTTGCTTCTGCATTCTTTACCATACTATCAAACCAAATACACTTTGCATTCAGTTCGTTGTTTATGTTTATCAGTTCATTTAGTAGAGCCTCTAACTGAATTATTTCTTCTTCACTATACTTGCTCATCTGCTTTCGGTTTACTAAAATCTATAAATTCTACACCAGATATAGCACGTCTATTGCTTATCCTTTTCATCAAATCTACATCTACTACTTCTGAATGACCAAACAACATCGGGTCATAATACTTTAATAATTCGTACATCTTATCATACTCCCCCACTAACCGCTTTACTTCTGCTTCGTATCCTTCATTTAGTTTAATCAACTCCTCTATTAAACTTCTTTGTAACTTAATCGTATCTTCCATTTCAATATACGATTGTTGTGGGTTAAACCCTAAAACTTTTGCCATATTATCTAATTGTAATGTTGTAAATTCCTTTGTTTTCCGATTTCTTGCTTAATCGCATCATACTCACATATCTTGCCGCATCTATTGTATGGTCCATCCCACCTTCAGGTCTATTCGTTACATTACCTTCTTTATCCGCTCCCCATTGGTAACCATACATCTCATTGATTAAGTTTTGTGAACCCTTATGTAAATGTATCTTATAGTTTAACATGCAATTTATTCCGAATAGTATAGAGTCTTTACCCTTTACTACCGCTTTGGTATTGTACCCTCCTCTATATAGTTCTTCAATTAAGCGTGGTTCACTGCTGTCACACCATATCTCTTCACGATTCAACGATAATCCTTTGAACCTACTCATTATATCACCTGTGGTTAAACCCTTCTCATAGAGGAGTTCTTTGAAGTATATACTCTCTCCCCATTTCCAACAACCAACCAATGTTGACGGGTCTGAACTAAATCCGAAGTCCATCCCGTATCCTATGAAATCTGATTCTATTGGTATTTCATCTACTATGTTGAATTGGAATATCTGTCTTTCGTTTCCTGCAAATTCACCTAATCCATAAACCTTCCATTGTTTCTCATTCTTATTTTTAAGGTCTTCAATTGCCATAATCTGCTCTTTTGGCAGATATGGGTTATCCTTATATGTTGTTCGGTAAACGGATGTATTGGCATCACCATATTGTTGTCTTAGATAGTGGTATGGTGATATAGTTGGGTTGTAAGAGTAGATTATATTTTGTGTAGTTCTGATACCCAATTGGAATGCTTCTTCTTCTGATAGTTCGTTTGCCTCATCTACATAAGTAATATCAGCTTTAACCCCTCTTAGTTTTTGTGCATCATCTGCTGAAAAGAAACTGATTATACTACCACTATCAAATGTATATTCTTTTTTAGTATCATGCCATTGGTTATCATTCCATATACGAAGGGTTTCCATTATATCTCTAAAATCTTTTATCGCACTTCGTCTTAGAGATGGCATTGATTTTCTTACAACTGAAATGTTTTTTCTTTCATTCTGTAATGCATATACTATTAACCATTGTAATATAGCGTATGTTTTTCCGCTTCTCGTTCCACCTAAATGATGTTGGAAGCGTGTTTTGTTATTCTCTATGTGTCCGTAGGTGATGGTTGTATCAATCGTTAGTTCCACTTCCTGTCTGATTTATGTTGACTGTAAT